ACCATAGAAAAATACCTCTTAAGGAAATGCTTGGAAAAATAACTTACACAGATGACGCAATCACAACACAACATAATAAAGATTTATGGATGTTCGCTTCTTATTGTAATCTTAATGATAACATAGATGATATTAGCGCAGGTAATAACTCACAAGTTGATTTACAATACTTTGTTGATGTTGAATACAAAGATATTTAAACTTAATCAGCACGTCAGTGTGAAGAAAACCTCTAAATGTTTTCTTGCGTCTTTGCGCGAGGCCATGGGATTGCTAAAGGGTGGCGCCGGTTAGCCCCCCTTTTTGTAATATAATATATTTATATATATTATATAAAACTTAACACAGTAATATATTCTTAAGCCTAAATTAATTCATTTTCTTCATCTAAATTTTTACCATTTATTTTAACTAAATTTAAATCTTTATCTATACCAAAGAATTTCCATCTTGATTTTGTCATCATTTCTAAAACAGGCATACAATTGCTAAATACCAGAACATGGGGAGGATTACAAACAAAACAACCAGCTTCAAACTTATTGTTAGATATAGCTCCATCACTTATCTGCTCCATACTCTCATAGGATATGGCTCGCGGGTCAGTGGCTCTGCTAAAATTATAAATCATAATAGCTTTATCTTCACCCAATAAATATTCTTTGTTATTAAACACTAAATTGATGATATCTCCTTTTTTACCACCGTAAGTAAAAGGACATCCTTTTTTAACATGTAAATATCTTAACATTTGTGTTTTACCTAATTGACCCTCTTTATCAAAAATCCAAATTATTTTACCTTCATCAACAGGCTTCTCTAACATATCAAGTATTTGTTTTTGAAACGGTCTTAACTCAGAAATAATTTTAATTTTGGGTTTTAACTTATAACCAAAATTGAAAGTCATATTACCATCAACAGCATCTTTTGAACAGTATTTAAAATTTTGGTCAAGATTACCTTTAGCTTTCTTCCAATGACAACCAACAGGAAATATATTTAACGGCCTACCTTTATTTTTTAATTCAATATAACCTTGTAAGTGTGGTGTTCCACTTTCACCCACTTCCTTATTAAAAAATCCCAACTTACAATTAATTTTTATAATTTCTTGGAACTTTAGAACTATTTCTTCAGTATAATTATTAAAAGTGAAACACCAACAACAAGCAGGACTAATTTGAATAATTTTTTTACTAACATTTACAGCTTTATTAGAAGAAGATAGAATATTATTACCATCTTCTTCGGAACTTTTGGAACTATTTTGAGACATATAACTTAATCAGAGGTTATTTCTTTATATTAGTTTTTATTATTTAATTTAGTATAGTTTAATTAATTTATTTAATATCTCATTTTATATTATTATACAGATGAATGTTAAAAGAACCTACAGAAAGAAAACCAACAAGAAAAGAACTTATGCTAAGAAAACTACTAGAGTTAGTAAAAATCTTACTAAGGCTATTTCAAAAGTAATTAACCGTAAAGCAGAAACTAAATCAACAGGTGTTAATGAGACAGAGTACACTTGGTCAGCAGACAATAATGTTTTACAGCCATCAGTAAATTTAGCAGATGCCTTCGACTTAGCCCAGAGCACTGGTGATGGTGGTCGTATAGGCAACACAATTGAATGTACCAAAGCAGTTTTAAATTTAACAATAAGACGTAATGCTCAAATTGTTCCAGCAACATATAATATTCCTTGTATAGTAAGTATATTTATAGGATATTTAAAAAACAACAGAGGTGAGAACCCAGACAGCTATGCCTCTACATCTTTATTCAAAGATGGGGCAAGTGTTCTACCATGGAACGGTACAATGATAAGAACTTTAAGAACAGTAAATAAAAAAATGTTTTCAGTTTTACACAGATACGATTTCAAAGTAGGTTCCTCAATAGCAGGGACAAATTTCCCAGGCTTTTCAAACAATGATTTTAAAATTCACTACCATAGAAAAATACCTCTTAAGGAAATGCTTGGAAAAATAACTTACACAGATGACGCAATCACAACACAACATAATAAAGATTTATGGATGTTCGCTTCTTATTGTAATCTTAATGATAA